GATCTCGTCGTCGTCGACGGCGAAGTCTACAGCACCTACGAGAGTGGCCTGCAGGAGCAGCAGCGCTACGCCGACGCCAGCCTCGGAGCCCTCGGTTTCGAGACCCTGAAGTACAAGTCCGCAGCCTTAGTATTCGATGGGGCAGCCACCGGTATTACCGGGGGATACTTCATGAATACCAAGTATATGAAGTTCGAAGTCTACGAGGGCAGGAACTTCGATAAACTCGACCTCCCCGACAGTTCAGTCGACATGGACGCCATCACAAACCACATCGGTTTCATGGGCGGGCTGACGATGAACAATCGGTCAATGCAAGGCAGGCTTATCGTGGCCTGATCAATACTGGAGCCCTTCCGGGGCTCCAGCCTCTTTTGGGAGAATACATCATGAGTGATACCCCGACGCTGGCCCGCTTCTACACCGGCTGGAAACCCGGCGGAACCGGCGACGACGGCATGCCGATCTACTACGAGAGCATCATGATACGCCTCGACCGCCCGCCGTACCTGTCGGTGCAGCGCGAGGCGGAGCAGGCCGACTACGACGACCACCCCCTCGCTTTCGAGATGTTCCGCAGGGAACAGGCCGCTCGCAAGGTTACCTTGGCCGAGGGCTATCCGCTCGCCCTGTGGCCCGCCTGCACGGAGCCCCTGTTCAAGATGCTGGCCGACCGCGATGTCCATACCGTCGAGCAACTGGCGAAATTCAAGAAAGACAGCATGCCTGCCGAGATCAAGGAGCTTGCCGACCGCGCCGTGAAGCTGGTCGAGCTTCAGAAGGGCCCCGGCAAGTACGAGCAGCTTCTGCGTGAGCGCGACGGCAAGATCAAGGTTCTGGAAGAGACTGTCGAAGAAGGCAAGAAGACGATCATGGGCATGCAGAGCCTGATTGAGGCTCTCAAATCACAGAAGGCAACGGGCTGATGGCTGCGCTGATCACCGTCCTGCAGGCAGTTTCCGATGCATCGATGGAGATCGGCATAGCGCAGGCAGCGCTGGTGCAGGCACTGGGCTCGCAGGACGAGGACACGATACAGATGTCCGCCCTGCTGGCCTCGGTCGCTGACGACGTGATGCTCGACGAGCACTATCAGGATGTCCTTGGCGACGGCATGTGGCTGATCAGCAAGGATGGCGTCTACGGCGACCGCCCGAAGAGCGACGAGGATCGCATCCTGTTCGACAGCCGGATAGCGATATCGGGCCTGAAGTACAAGTTCCTGCAGGCCAAGGGGCTGGAGTTTGGAGAGCAGATGCGTGACTTCATCACCCGGCTAAACAAGCTGGCGGTCCGGGCCAACAACCGCGTCCTCGACCTCGACCTCGACAGCGGGAGGGTCGTATGAGGATTATCCCGAACCGCTTCAGCTTCCCCGAGAGGCCCGTCATCGTGAAGAAGCAGCGGGCGCTGCTGGTGCATCTGTCACCGCCGGTCAAGGGGCTGATGGACGATGCCAAGTCGGGCGTCGTCGACGCGCAGTTCGCCGCCATCCTCACCAACATGTACGTGCAGGACGACCGCCTGACCTGTCGTGCCGGGTACGAGAAGGTCACCACGGTGGCGGGCGGCAACCCCATCGAACACCTGATCCCCTACTACGGGAGCCCCGAGCTACTGCTGGCGGCGACCAACGGTGAACTGCACGACGCCCAGACGGGGGCTCTCCTGAAAGGCGGCTTCACGTCAAACGACTGGCACTGGACGATGCACTCCGACCTTGGCGACACCGACTATGTCGTGATGGTCAACGGCAACGACGGTGTCTGGTCGTGGGACGGGCTCGCCGCTGCCGACATCGCGCCCGTCACCATCACCAAGATCGGCATGCCCACCGCCCCGGACACCGACGCCGTCATCACTGTCGCCGCCGGGGACATCGCCAAGTTCCACAACAACGATGCCGTGGTCATCTCCGGCGCGGACCCGGCGCACAGCATTGCCAACGGTCCGCAGAGGATCGGCAGCGTCGACAGTACGGCGAACACCTTCGTGCTGCTGGGCACCAACGCCTCGGCGTGGCTCTCCGACCAGACGACCGGCACCATGCTGGCCACCGTGCAGGGCTCCTTCACCGTCGAGGCCGTGAAGCCTCCGGTGGGCAACACATGGCTGAAGGTCAACGAGTTCGCTATCGTCACCTCGCACATGAACCGGCTGTTCTTCGCCGGTAAGGACGAGCTTGCCATCTACTACCTGCCACTGCAGCAGCGCTACGGCGAGATTTCCGTCCTGCCCCTGAACTCCATCTTCCGGCGCGGCGGCACCATCAAGGCGATGGGGACGTGGACGGTCGACGGTGGTCGAGGGATGGACGACCAACTGGTGATCTTCACCTCGAACGGCGAGGTCGCCATCTACTCCGGTGTCGACCCCGACAACGACTTCACCTTGGTTGGCGTCTTCCGCATGGAGGCTCCGATGTCGAAGTGGAGCGTCATGAACTACGGCGGCGAACTCTACCTCCTCAACCCCGTGGGGCTCGTACCGATGTCGACGGTGCTGAAGTCCGGGCGCGAGGGCCTTGAAGCCTCCGACAAGACGGTCGTCACCCGCTTCCAGACCTACACTTCGACCTACCGCGACAACCCCGGCTGGGAACTGCAGTTCAACCCCAACACCGGGCGGGCCATGTGCAACATCCCGCAGGGCGGCGGCGTCTACAAGCAGATGATGCGCAACATGGCCAAGCCGTCGTGGGCCGAGTGGAAGGGTGTCCCGGCGCGCTGCTGGGGGTGGATCAATCCGTACCTGTATTTCGGAGACGATGTCGGCAACATCTACCGCATGCACTCGTCCATCCAGAGCGACAACGGCAAGCCGATCTACATCGACGTGCAGACGGCGTGGTCGCAGTTCAAGACACCCGCCATCAAGCATTTCAAGATGATCCTGCCCTACGTGCTGACGGACGGAGCCCCGAAGCCTTCCGTCGACGTGAAAGTGGACTTTGACAACTCGATCCCCATCAACACCCCGTCGATCACCGAACTCGGCGCGAACAACGCCACGTGGGACTTGGCGGACTGGGACACCTCGGACTGGGTCTGGAGCAGCAAGAACTGGTCTAACTGGACCGGCGTCGGCAGCATCGGACGCGTCGGCGCGATCCGCATGACGGCGGCGGTCTACAACTGCTCATTCTCCATCCTCGGGTGGGATGTGCTGTACGACAGGGGGAGCGTCTTTGGCTAGGCGAGACTACAAGGTGGAGTTCGAACCGCTGTCCCCGACAGCCGTAACCCTGCTGTCGTGGGCGACCGACATCGACTTCTCCGAGGTCGATTTCGGGGACATGAACGTCTGGATGTGCTGTACGGTTCGCGATGGCTACGGCGTGCCGGTGATCGTCATCGTTTTCGAGTTCAAGAGCCCTTGGGACGCGCACGCGACCGTCGTCTGCATCGACCCGCGTCCCCTGACCCGGAGGCTGCTGACGGCCATCTTCCGGGGTGTATTCACCCACGCGGCGCGGATCACGGCACTGATAGAGCCCTCGAACCACCGCGCCCTCAAGCAGATATACCGGTTTGGCTTCCGCCGCGAGGGTACCCTGCGGCGGGGCTACGACGGCGAGCGGGACGCCTTCGTATTCGGCCTGCTGCCGGAGGATTGTCCGTATTTGTGGGGAAAACCCTTCCGGATCAGGTCCGTGCAGGTGACCCACGAACCAGCACAAAGGATGCAGTGATGGGCAGCGCACCAAAACCGGTAGACCCGTACAAGCAGGCCGACGCCCAGCGTAAGGAAAATACGTGGACCTCGCAGTACAACACGATTGGCGCGAACGCCAACCAGAGCACGCCCTATGGCAACGTCACCAACGCCCCCGGCGCGCAGATCCCGATCTACGACACCAATGGCAAGGTCAGCGGCTACGGCACGCAGTGGAACCAGACGACGACCCTGAGCCCGCAGGAACAGGCGATCTTCGATCAGGAGGAGAAGGCCAAGCTCGGTTTCGGCACGCTCGCCAACAACCAGCTTTCCAACGTCTCCAGCACGCTGGCCAAGCCGTTCAGCACGGAGGGAGAGCAGGCTTGGGGAACCTACGGGGCCGCGCCGACGCTGCGCAACGATCAGGCCCCCACCGACCGCGCCTCCATCGAAAAGGCGATGATGGATAGTTACACCCGTGGCACCGCGCCGACATATGCGGCGCAGGACGCCCAGATGGCCGCGCGCGGCATGGGAGCCCCGGGCTCCAAGTACGGCTACAACACCGATCTGGCGCGCAATGACAGCGCTGCCGAGGCGACCCGGCAGGCTTATCTTGCTTCCGGGGCGGAGAGCCGCGCGGCGCAGGAGGAGTACAACAAGACGGCGCAGGCCGACTGGCAGAACCAGAACAACATCGTCGATCAGGGTAATGCCCTGCGGCAGGCGCAGACGGCGGAGGGAGAAGGCGTCCGCAACCAGAACCTCAACGAACTCGCCGTGCTGATGGGCGGCGGGCAGGCGACGGTGCCGCAGGCGCAGGGCTTCCAAGGCTCCTCGGTCAACCCGTTCAACATAGCGGGAGCGATGCAGCAGAACTACCAAGACCAGCTTTCGGCGTACAATGCCAAGCTGTCCGGTATCTTTGGCATCGGCAAGAGCCTCGTAGGCCTGCCATTTGGAAAGATCGGGTAGATGTTTGGACGTAGCCCCATTTTCGACGGCGTAGACCCCCAACTGCTGCAGTTGCTGCAGTCGGTGGGCTCGACCTACGCGCCGTACAAGATGAACATCACCTCCGGCTTCCGGAAGGGAGACCCGAGATACCACGGGGCTGGCAAGGCTCTGGATGTCCAGCTTTCCGACCCCAAGACCGGGCAGGCTCTCCGCAACTACCAAGATCCGAAGAACGCCCTCGCCTACCAGCAGTTCGCCAACGCCGTCTACAAGGCCGCTTCGCCGGAGATGAAGGCCAAGCTCAGGTGGGGCGGCTACTTCAAGGAAGGTGGCCCGGGTACCTACGGAGCCCTCGACCTGATGCACTTCGACGCTGGCGGGGACAAGACCCCGATGGCCGGGGGCTCTTGGGAGGGAGGCTTCTCGCCCGAGCAGATGAAACTTTGGAACATGACAAACGCTGGGGGCATCGGCGGAGCCCCGGTCACCAACTCGGATGCCATCGGTCCGCCGATGCCGAGGGCTCCGATGGACTATACGCCCGAACAACGTCGACGAGCCATCGCCTCCATCGAAAGCGCGGGCTCCGGCGACTACGGGGCTCTGGGGCAGTGGACCGGCGATCCCGTGGAGGGGCGTGACAGGGCATATGGCCGCTTCCAAGTCATGGGCAGGAACATCCCGCAGTGGACGAAGGAAGTGCTGGGCCGGTCGATGACACCGCAGGAGTTCATGGCCGACCCGAAGGCGCAGGACGCCGTCTTCGACAAGAAATTCGGTGACTACGTGCTGAAGCACGGCGAGGCCGGAGCCGCCAACATGTGGTTCACCGGGCATCCTGAAAGTATTGGCCGCAAGGACGCCCTCGGGACGACCGACAATTCCTATGAGGCCCGATACCTCAAGGCTCTGGGGGCTCCGCTGCAGATGGGCGAGAGCTACCCGGACGCGATGCGCCCGAACCCCGCCGGGACCGGAACCAGTGGCGGCGGTGCGGGCGCACCCGTGGCCGGGGCACCACCGGGCACGACAGCAAAGGACAAGATGGCGGCGGCGGCGAGCGGTGTCGTCGGCGGCGTAGGGGACATCTTCGGCGCGAGCCGCAAGACCACCCAGATGCCGATTGCCCGCACCACGCCCACGGCGACCCAGACGATGAGCCAGCCGGGGCAGACCTTCGACCCACAGGCGATGGACATGCAGAGGCAAAGGCTGGCGATGGCACTGTCGCGGCTGAACTCCGGCAAACTATGGATGTAAGCAATGGGCAACGTATTTCCAGCCGCCAGCGGCTACCGCGACCCCCTGAAGGCGATGACCCTGAAGGCTCTGGAGGCGCGCGCCAAGGCGGCAGCGGAAGCCAGTAGCACGGCCATGCAGCCCCAGCAGATCACCAGCCCTTGGCAGGGCGCGGCGGGCATGCTGGATGTCGTCGGCGCGCGGATGAACGAGAACCGCGTCAATGCCGCCGAGGTCTCCGGGCGTCAGGAACTCGCCAACACGATGGCAGGCATCAACATGGACACCGGGCCGGACATGGCCACCATCGCCCGTGTCGCCACCCGCGACCCCGAGCTTGCCCAGCACCTCTACGATCAGGCGATGGAGCGCAAGGCCAAGCAGGAAGAAATGAAGTTCCAGTCCGGCGAGCACGCTCTCGACCGCAACCAGAGAAGCGCTCTCCAACTGGAAAGCGAAGAGGCGACTGCCCGCGACAACGCCCTCGGGCGGAAGTCGCAGGAGGGTATCGCCGCTGGCGGCTGGAAGTCCGCGGAGGGCATCAACGCCAACACCCAGACCCACGAAGACACCCGCACCGGCCTGACGATCCAAGGCCAGAAGGACATCAACACCAACACCCAGAGCCACGAAGACACCCGCGCACAAGCTGGCCTCGACGCCACAAGGATCAATCAGGACGACCAGCAGAAAGCAACGGCGGATCTGGCGACCCAGAATGCGAATGCCGCCATCGCTCTGGAGCGGGAGAAGGCCAAGCTCACGCCGGACAGCGCCATCGGCAAGATCATTCAGGACTTCGACCAAAGCAAGTCCCTGCTGCCGGGGGAGACCCAACAGAGCCCCGCAGCGATCCAGCGCCTCAACGACGCCATCGCCGCCGAGAACCTCAAGGGTACGCCAGCGAAACCGGAGAACACCTACGCGGTGACCGCTGCCAAGGAAGCCGCCACGAGGCACAGCAAGATCGTAGAGGGGGGAAGGGCGGCTGTCCCGTTCAAGGCTCAAGTCAACCGCCTCGTCGAAATCGGCAAGACCCTCGACACGTCACCGAAAGCAGCCATTCTTCAGTCCCTCCAGCCGTTTGCGTCGGCGGTGGGCA